GGAGTTCAAATCTTTATTTCACTACAGCTAGAGCAAATAGTAATTTTGATACTAAGTTAGCAGCAGCAGATTCAGATGACCTTTCACAAGGAACTACTAATCTTTACAATCAAACACATACTGGTGATGTTACTGGTGCAACAGCATTAACTATTGCAAATGATGCAGTAACTACAGCAAAAATACTTGATGCTAATATAACTACAGCTAAGATATTAGATGCTAATGTAACTACAGCAAAACTGGCAAATGATTCAGTTACAGCAGACAAGGTTGCAAGTGATCTTAGAGCAGTCCAGTACATTGGATTAGATTCTACAGACTACATTAGTTTTACTGACAATAGTCAAATAGATTTTTTCATTAACAACAGTAATGAATTTAGATTTTTAGCAAATGGGGATGGTCATTTTGATGGAGATGTGATTGCATACTCTACAACTACTCCTTCTGATGAAAGATTAAAAGAAAATGTTAAGGTAATTGAGAATCCATTAGAAAAGTTAGACAAGTTAAGAGGTGTAACATTTGACTGGATAGACAGAGAGGATAAAAGATCAGGTGGTATTATAGCACAAGAGCTAGAAAAAGTAATGCCTGAACTTGTAAGAGAAGTTGATAGTCTTAAAAATGAAGATAGCTTTAAAGCAGTAGATTATAATGGTCTTATTGGATTATTAATTGAAGCTGTTAAAGAATTGAGTAATAAGTGTAATAATTGTAAAAAATAATAAAAATGGCTTTACAAGGAGATATAAAATTTACAAAAACTATTGAGCATCCTGATGGAGAAACAGAAATTGTACAAATGAAAGTTCCTGAAGATGTTAAAGAAGATGATCCTCATTATGAACAAAGAGGGACAGTAATAGAAAAAGAACAAAAAAGATGGATTCAGATTATAGATGAAGATAACAGTTTTGAGGATGTTTATCTTGTAATTAATTCATGTGGTTTTACACAACATAAAATGTCTGATGGAAATAAATTATGGTACATTTCTATTATATATCATGTTTATTTATCAGAAGAAGAAAGAAATCTAAATCCAGGTACACCTGAACAGATTAATGATTGGACTGACATGGAACTTTTAGATATTACATCAGATGATTTTTTAAATACAGATATTGTTACTTATGCTTACAATACATTATTAAAAAAATATCCTTTTAGTGATATGGTTAGTGTTTAATTTTAAAAATTTATAAAAAATGGCAGTACCAAGTTCAGGACAATTAAGATTAAGAGCAGACATAGCATTAGAAGTAGATGGAAGTGCTACTGGTGACAATGTATCATTAGGGACATTAGCAGATACAGCAGGTTTTACTACACCTCCTGATACCATGGCAGAATTTTACTCTTATACTGCTTGTACTGTTCCATCTGTTACAACTAATAGTTCATCAGGTACTACAATTAATAGCATGACTGCAAATGGTAATGTTACATCTGATAATGGTTGTAGTATTACAGAAAGAGGGTTTTATTTTGGAACTAGCAGCAATTATGCAAGTAATGGTAAATACACAGTAAGTGGTACAACTGGATCATTTAGCAGAGGCTTTGGTGGTTTAAATTCTAGCACAACATATTATGCAACTGCATATGCAATAAATTCACAAGGAGAAACTAGAGGATCAACTACTGGTAATACAACTACAACTCCAATAACTTATACTGGATATAGCACAAACAATTACCCATCTGTAAATCATAGTATGGGAAATGTTGCAATGAATAATGGAAATCAAGGAGGTTATGGTCAATACCTTCACAGTCAATTAGGTTGGCAGACAGATAACTCTTGTCACAATGGTACTTTTACAGCAGGTACAAGTGGATCAAATCCTTCTAATCAATGTAGGTATTTTTCAGATTCAGCAGGTTTTCCTCCAGATTTTAGAGCAGGATCAACTCTTGCAACATCTAGAGGTTATGTTTATCTGAATGGAACTATAAATCCTTTATCTTGTTGTGGTGATAATAATTCACAAGTTTATACATCTAATGCAAGTAATTTATATGGTTATTCTAGTTTAAGTTATAGTGCAGGTAGTAACACCTATGCATGGATTTTTAATGGTGCTAATGGTTATTTTGATGGTGGATGTCCAGTTTCAAATTGTACTGGTAGTATATCAAATAGTTATACAGGGACAATATATAGATAAAATGAAATAAAATGAGCTTAGATTTTGAACCTACATTACTTGGAGTTGCAGTCTATGTGATTACTGTATCAGATATTAATGAGGGACTTCAAACTGTTTTAATCTTAGCAACTATAATCTATACAATAATAAAAATTAATCAATTACTAAAAAGTCAAAAAAAGAAATAATATGGTAAGAATCTTAAGATATTTAGCAAACAAATTAGAAACCTTTAATAACATGGTGGCTACTGCATGGAATAAGTGGCTTAGTAAGATTAAAATGTAATAGATGAAATTAAGCAAGAACTTAACACTAGCAGAGGCAGTAAGATCAGAAACTGCAAAGAGAGTAGGAATAGATAACAAACCTACTACAGAACACTTAGAGAACTTAAAGGTAACAGCAGAGAAGATATTTCAGCCTATTAGAGATCACTTTGATAAGCCAGTATATGTTTCTAGCATGTATAGGTCAGAAAGGCTTAATAGTGTGCTTAAATTTGCTAGTAAGACAAGTGTTCATATGACTGGACAAGCAATAGATATTGATATGGACCATACATCTATTTCTAATAAAGATGTATTTGATTATGTTAAAGATAATTTAGACTTTGATACATTGATTTGGGAGTTTGGTGAAGATTCTCCTAAGTGGGTGCATGTATCTTATATAGAAGGTAAGAATAGAAAACAAGTTCTAGAGAGTTTTATGGATGAAAAAACTGGTCTAGTAAGTTATAAGCATTATGAGCCAAGAAAAGAAAAACAAAAAGAAGTTCAAGGAAACAAAACTAGGACAATTTCTACTGGGAAAGTCAGGGGTGTTTCAGACAGTAGCAGAAAGCATACCAAATAAGGGGTTTTTGGGTGTACTGAAGCAGCTAATTGTTAAAGATGATACACTAGCTCAAAAAGATAAAGATATAGCCTTAGAGATGCTTAGATTTGATATGGCAGAAATGGATGCTGTAACAAGAAGATGGGAATCTGATAACTTATCTGATAGTTGGCTTTCCAAAAATGTAAGACCTATGACTTTAGTGTTCTTTACAGTAGTATATGCTATAGGATTCTTCTTAGAATATAATTTAGATATTATAAATCAATTAATGTTGTTATTATATGGTGCTTATTTTGGAGGTAGGTCTTTTGAGAAAATAAATAAACTGTAATGAAAGAAGAAACTAAGAAAGTAAAATGTCAATGTGGAAATTCTGAAGATAAAGATGGATATTGTGATGGATCTCATCAGAAAAAGAAACATTTATTTGACATGAATAATCTACCATTTCCTTTTCTCTAATATATATATATAATTAATATATACTTATCATTATAATATACTTACTATTATAATTATCATATATATTATACACTAAATTTAGTATATAATAATATTTTTGTTAAAAACATTTGGTAGTTTGTAAATAAGTTTGTAATATTGTCATGTTATTAATTTAACAAACTAAATATTTAACTTAAATTTTTCAATCTTCAATACAAATAATAATAATAATAATAATAATACAGATTTTGTTTACTACCATTTTTCACAAGATGGTTTAATTACACCTCTTACAATGGAGGATGATTATAAATATGTTCTAACTTCAAATGAAAGAAAACTACAAGATGAACTAGTTATAGAGGCTATAAATCCAAAAGTTATACATATCAGAAGTGTATCAGGTACACCTGATGGTGAGATTATTACTCAGATTTACACTTGTAAGTATAGAGATGATGAAGCAGATTTTACAGACATGAACTCTTGTGCTACTGCTTTTTTATCTACTACATTTCCTAAATGGTGTAAGGATAATAACATACACCTAATCTATGGTGATATGGTTCTTAGAGTTTTTCTAGGTGGCAAAGAGGAATCTTTTTTAGATAAATACATTAAAGATGCACAAGGTGAAACTTTAGAAGATACAGTAACTAATGTTGAACTTCTAAGAAGGATAACAAGATTAAGTTATTAATAATTATGTTTTGTTTCTAGGTGATTTCTAGATAGAGGAGGGGGTTGTCTTTAGCTCTCTCCTTTTTTTTGTACCTTCATAAAATGGCAAAGAAACCAAAAAGAAAAACATTAGTAAGAAAGCTAGATCAGATATTTAGTCTATATATCAGGACTAGAGATTCTGATAAAAGAGGTTATTGTAAATGTTGTACATGTGGAAAAAAATTAAAGATTAAAGAGATCCATTGTGGACATTTTATGAGTAGAAGGCATATGGCAACTAGATGGGATGAAGAAAATGTATCAGCTCAATGTGCAGGATGTAACACATTTAGATCAGGAGAACAATATAAGTTTGCATTATTTTTAAATAAAAAATATAATACAGATAAGTCTAGTGAACTACTACAAAAATCAAGGGAAACAGCTAAATACTCTATTACAGATTTAGAAGAAATGATAGAACATTTTAAAACTTTATTAGAAAAACTATAATAGTTTATAATAATATTTGTATATTAGCTGTAAGAAAAAAATATTTAACTTTGAGTATATATAAAAATAAGGGTGAAGAACCTACTGCAAAAGACAGTATGATACAAGACCAAAAATTAAGGTTTGATCAACTGCTAGAACTCTATAAAGAAATGTATTCTGAATGTAGAGAATTATTAAGAGAGAACACTAAGCATAAAATGAAAATTTCTGAATTAGAAAGCAAGGTGCAATCTTTAGATAATGTGTTTCAACAATGGAAACAATCAACTGATAAATTAAATTTAAATAAAATAAATCTTGCCTATGATGGCATACAAGAATATGAAAAATAGTACAATAAAATCAATAACACCAAATGGAAGTTGGTCAAATGGTAATCAAACTTTCAATAAATACACAGTAGAATTAGCTAATGGAGATATTCCAAACTTTTCAGCTATAGGAGATTTTAAAAGATCAGTAGGTGATGTCATCTACTACACCTTAGATGTGAAAAAGAATTATGCTAAATTACAACAGACACCTCAAGATGCTCCAGTACAAAATACACCAGTACAAAATGCATCTGTAGGAGGAGGATTAACACAGCAGGAATCAATTTCTAGAAGTGTTGCATGGAATAATGTTAGTCAGTTTATATTCTCTGATGATTTTCAGAAATATGATGATGATAATACAGACAACAATGGCAAACAATTAATCTTTTCAGTTAGACAACAGAAGATGATTAATCAAGCTGCTAGTGCTGCTAATATTATATATAAAGAATTATTAACTAAACCTAACTAATTATGGCAAAACCTGATTTTGTTGCAGGTGTTTATGTGGAGGAATCTCCTAAAGACTTTGTAATAACAAAAATGAGATTGAGTGTAGAAAGATTTACACAATTTCTTGAAGATCCATATGTTAAAGATTTCTATAAAAAAAATAATGGCTATCTTAACATGGATGTTTTGAAAAGTAAGAATGGTAAATTGTATATCCCATTCTCAGAATTTATACCTGAGAAAAAAGTTACAACAACTGATCACAATCCTGATAGAGAACTTGATGAAGTTCCTTTCTAAAATAAATATATAAATGATACTAGACATTAAAGACCAACTTTCTAAAATCCATGACATTAGGAGTGGCAAAATAAAAGAAGGTCTAGGTCTAGGTATCAAAAGTTTTGATCAGTACTTCAGATTTAAAAAAGGTACATTTAACATATTTCTAGGACATAGTAATGTTGGTAAAACTCACACAGTAGTTTACCTAATGTTTCTGTATGCATTAAAGCATGATCTTAGATTTCTGTTACTAACAGCAGAAAATGAACCTTATTCAATAGTTAGAAAAATAATAGAATATAAAGAGGGTTTGCCCATCAACAAGATTGATGAGGAGAAGTTACAAGAAGGAAGTAGGTGGGTAGATTCTCATTTTAAATTTATATCTATAGATGAACAATATACTTATAAGAAGTTGTTAGAGTTAGGTACTAGTATTAAGAAGTCATGGGATTATCATGGATTTTTCATAGATCCATATAATTCTTTAGAAAAGGATAGAGATATGGCTAGATCTTTAGGTATGCATGAGCATGATTATAAAGCATGTTCAGATATGAGAATGTTTTGTCATAAAACTGGTGTAGCATTATGGTTATCAGTTCATGCAGTTACAGAAAGTTTAAGAAGATTGCATAGTACTAATCATGAATATGCAGGGCATCCAGTTCCTCCTATGATGTCAGATTGTGAAGGTGGTGGAAAGTTTGGTAATAGATGTGATAATTTTATTGTGATTCACAGATATATTCAATCAGCCTTAGATTGGATGGTAACTCATTTACACATTAGAAAAGTCAAAGATACTGATACTGGCATGATGCCTAGCAGTCTTGAATCCCCAGTCAGGATAAGAAGTTTAATAAACAATGTTGGGTTTAGTATAGAGGGAGATAATATGATTGATTTAATGAATGAACATACTGGAGAAGGCATATCAAAAACATAATACATGGATAAATATCTGTAAGAGCTTTGGTTTGAATAGATATTATGCTGAAGATCTAGTGATGGAAATGTACATTAAACTAGATCATATTTGTAATGTTAAAGGAACTGATATAATTTATAAAAAAGAAGGGCAAGAAGATGATCTTAATTACTATTACATTTGGAAAATTCTTTATACAATGTTTCTACAACTCAAGAAGAAACAGAAAAAAGTTAGTTATATTGGGACAGAGATATTACAAAACATTGAAGGATCAGAGGAGGTTGAGTTTAAAAAGATGGAAGAAAAGTTTAATAAAGAGTTTGAGAAACTACATTGGTATGACCAAAAAGTATTTGAGATAGTGGCAAGTGGAACTAAGATTAGTGAACTCAGTAGAAAATCTACCATTACTTATATTAGTTTGTACAACACATACACTAAAGTAAAGAAATTATTAAAGAATAAAATAGGATTATGAAACTAGGAGATTTAGTAGAGTTAGTAATAAGAAAAATAACCTTTGGTTATGGTAAAAGTTTTGCAAAAGCAGTTGCTAAGTTATTTGGCTATGAAGATTGTGGATGTGATAAAAGGCAAGATAAGTTAAACAAATATATAATAACAAAAGATGGCATTAAAAAGTTATAAAGCATTGACAGAGCAAAAGATGATTGATTTAGATTACCAATCATTTGAGAATTTTCTAATAGTTATAGAGACTGGGTTTGGAGATAAAGATCTACAAATAGTTTATGAATTACATGCAAAGTATTTTAATCACAAATTTAATATTCCTTGTGGATGTGGTGGAGCTAAAAAGATTGATGTAATAAACAACTGGATAAGTGATTTAAAGAAAGTTCATGCTAATGGTGTTCAAACCAAGTAGCTATGAAAATGAAGGGAACTGGAAGAAAGGATCTTTATCTGAAGAAAAGTTTAGAACCTTCATGAATGAAATAGGAGTTGGTGCTGTAAAGACATCAGCTAGAGTTGATAAGTTTGATCATGTAGATTTTATTGTTGGAGAGAATACCCCAGTAGATTTAAAAGGAGATAAGAATACAGATGCAGTTTGGTTAGAGATTAAGAATGTTTGGGGAGGAAAAGGATCTCTATTTGGTAAAGCTAAATACATGGTGATAGAATACCTTGATATTAATACCTATGTTTTTTATGATAGATTGGAATTAGTTGAGTATATTAAAAGATTTACAGATGTATGTAAACACAAATCTGATTATCATTGTTTATATACTAGGGAGGGAAACAAAGATCAGATAGTAAAAGTTAAAGAGAAACACATTAGACCTTATGAAAAACACAGATTTCAATACAACATTTAAAGCAAAAGATTTTGATAGAGAGTTAGTCAGTAAGAAACTAGACAACTTAAAAGATCTACAGTATTTAGTTAATTCAGAATTAGTAAATAATCAGCTCAATAAATGGAGAGCTACTCAGCCTGATAATGAAAACCTTAATAAGTTTACAGAGGCTATGCTTAATATAGAGTTGTATGTAAATGAATTGCAAAATGATAGGCATTTATTAATGCTAAGTATTGATGAATACAGAAGTGATAAAATAAGAGCAGTTGAGAGAGCAAGAAAAGCAGAGTGCAAAGAGGATTGAGTTGTCAGTAGATTTATTACTAGAAGATGGTAGTATTTATTTTGCAGCTCAAGAGGAATTAGAGGGGATGTATATAGATCAGATAAACTTTATGTTTATGAATTTTGATGCATTGCCAAATATGTATGAGGATATATTGATAAATTTTCAAACAATGGATATTTATAGTCAGGTAGTTTCAAAAAATTATCATGTAGCATACAACACTTTATATATTAACATAGAATTAAAATTAGAAGAATGAAAAAAATAACACTATTAGATGGTAAAACATATGACCAAGAAGAACTGGTAACAAAAGCATATGATGATGATTATTATTATGGCTACTTATCAAAATTTGCCTTGAGTTCCTCAGCATGTAAAAATTTACTATCATCACCAAAAACATATAAGCATATTATGGAGTATGGTTCACCAAGTTCTCAAGCATTAAGAGATGGATGGTTAGTTCACACTTGTGTTCTAGAGCCTCATGTCTTTGAGGAGCAGATATTTGTAGATGTGCAATCAAAGAATACAAAGAAATATAAAGAGGCATTAGCAAAACATGGCAAGGTGTTTACTATGAAAGAGAAACATGATGCTGAAAGATTAGCTGATGCATTACTGAGAAATGAAATGGTATTAGAGAAACTAAATGACTCAGATTTTGAAGTAGCACAAGTAGATACAATAAGATCAAAGTCAGGAATTGATTTCCCATTTAGAGCAAAGGCTGATATATTAGGAAACAACTCAACAATGTATGATCTGAAAAGTACAAGCTCAATAGAGGGATGGAAGTATTCAGCAGATAAATATGGATATGATGCTCAGGCTTTTATTTATTCTAGGTGCTTTGATATTCTACCTGAAAATATAGGCTTTATTATTATAGATAAAGGATCACTTGATATAGGATATGCTCAGGTTACTGAGGAGTTCTACTTAAGGGGTGCTGCAAAAGTACAAAGAGCTTTAGAGATTTATGAGGAATGGTTTATGACTGAAGCAGATTTAGATCAGTATTATTTAAACATAGAACTATGAAACATTATATACCAAAACAAGATCTGAGATATTATTTCAGAACTACAAAAGCTGATATTGCTTTTCAAAAAAGACTCAAGAAGTATATCTGTTATGGATTACCTTTTTGCACTTTATGGATTATCTTGATAATTAACTTTTTATTTTTTATATTTACTGGAAAGGCAGGATAGATGATGATGAAAGTTTGTTGCAGATGTGATATAGAGAAACCAAGATCAGAGTTTCATAATAAAACAA